CGGTAAAGGCCAAGCATTTACTATGTGGTCAAGTCCTGATGGGTCATCTGTGAAACATATGTAAGTATACTTGCGCCCGGTGGCATTTACTATCCGATTAACGTCATCGGCAGTGTATTTTGTTCCGTATTTCAACATCAATATGGTTTTCATAGTCAACCTAAAATTATAAATAAGAGAAAGAGTTTTATAAGGGTTCTTATGGCACAGGTTCAAAATATTTATATTGACCAAGGATCAACGTATTCGTTGTCATTGAATGTTACTGATCAGAATGGCGATCTAAAAGATTTGTCGGACTATACGGTAGCAGCCCAAATGCGCAAATCATACTATACAAACACTGCTATAGATTTTGATGCTGAAATCACATATCCTCTAGATGGCGAATTAACAATCTCGCTCACATCGGAAAACTCTTCTGATATCAAAGCTGGACGCTATGTGTATGATATTGAAATAACTGGACCAGAAGAAACACTTAGAGTTCTAGAAGGTATAGTTGTTGTTAATCCTGGAGTAACAAAATAATGTCTTTAAAAGTTACAGTAGGAACTTCAAATACTATAAATACACAAATAGTAAGCAAAAGAGTTACAGCCGATCTAGAGACGTTGGCAAACGTTGACATAACAGGCATTCAAGACGGCTACACTCTGGTATATAATAATGAAACTAACAAATGGGAAGCAACCAATGTGAATGATATTGTTGCCACACCGGATGTGATTAGCGGCGGAACTTATTAAAAAATAATAAAAAAGGAAGGTCCTAATAAATGGCTACAGTAATTCAAATTAAGAGTTCGTCAACATCGAACGCACCTGCTACCACTGATCTTATAGAAGCAGAAATGGCATATGCAGAAGACCGTGCTGGCAATGGTGCCGCCGCGGTTCTTTATATTTCGTCACTAAACTCTGACAATACAACCGAAGCTATCCATAAAATTGGTGGTAAGTATTATACAGATAAGGTTGATGCGCGTCTCGTTGATGCCACATCATCTGTTGGCGCGAAGGCAGTATTCGCAGAAGGTACAGCAAACGGCTCACATAAGGTGACACTGAAGGCGGCCGACACCGTTGCCGCAGATGTTACTTTTACTCTACCGGCGGCAGATGGTTCTGCTAACCAAGTTCTCGTAACTAACGGTTCTGGCGTTCTGTCATTTGCTGCTCCTGCATCATCATCGATGACGCTTGCTGGCGACACAGGCACTGACACATTCAATACAGGTGAAACACTAACTTTCACTGGTGGCACAGGTATCGCGTCAACTGTTACAAATAATACAGTAACTTTCGATATTGATTCGACTGTTGCTACCTTAACTGGCACACAGACACTAACAAACAAAACTCTAACTTCGCCTACCATGACAGCTCCTGCTCTTGGTACTCCTGCATCTGGTACACTAACTAACGCAACAGGCCTACCAGTTTCAACAGGTATTTCTGGATTAGGAACTAACGTAGCGACTGCACTGGCTGTTGCTGTGGGTTCTTCTGGCGCGTTTGTTACCAATGGTGGTGCTCTAGGTACTCCTTCTTCTGGCACACTGACCAACGCAACCGGTCTACCAGTTGCAACAGGTATTTCTGGTCTTGGTACAAATGTTGCAACTTTCCTTGCAACTCCATCTTCTGCAAATCTTCTTGCGGCGCTGTCCGATGAAACGGGCACCGGTGTTAACGTATTTGGTACTGCTCCAACTTTCACTACATCGATTGATGGTGGTGCTACGTTTGCCGCGTTTGCTTCTTCAACTGCGCTGACAATTGGTTATGGAAGCACCGCTGCTTCGACAACCAATATCTCAACTGGCGCTACTGCAACTGGCACAACTAAGACGCTGAATCTTGCTACTGGCGGTGCTACTGGTTCTACTACGAACGTTAACATCGGTTCTGCAAACGGTGGTACTACTACAATCAACAAGGACCTAGTGGTTTCTGGTGATCTTACGGTCAACGGAACTACAACAACCGTTAACTCGACGACCATCTCTGTTGATGATAAAAACATCGAACTTGGTTCTGTAGCATCACCAACAAATACTACTGCCGACGGTGGTGGTATTACACTAAAGGGTGCGACAGATAAGACTTTCAACTGGGTAAATGCTACTGCGGCATGGACTTCTTCAGAAGATCTCAACCTACTTAGTGGCAAGGTTTATGAAATCAACGGTACTACTGTTCTTTCTTCTTCTGCGCTTGGTTCAGGTGTTACTGGTTCGTCACTAACAAGCGTTGGTACTATCGCAACTGGTGTTTGGAATGGTACTGCGGTTACTGTTCCTTATGGTGGTACTGGTGCAACAACATTCACTTCGAATGGTATTCTATACGGAAATGGCACAGGTGCTCTACAAGCAACTGCGGCTGGCACAAACGGCTACTTCCTGTATTCGAATAGCGGTACACCTGCTTGGACAAATACAATTAGCGGTGGAACATACTGATAAATAAAGGGAGAGGGTTTCCCTCTCCCAACTTGTGAGGATTATCATGGATCAGACTAAATTTATTAATACATATATCGCAAATCTCGCGGAGCAAACTAAAAGTGCTACGCTTGAGATTATTATGCTGAAAACGCATTTGGCAATTGCAAATGAGACTATCGCTGAATTGACGACCAAACTTGAAGCACAAGCAACAGAAATTAAACAGGATGAGGCAGACGTTCTTCCTCTATCTGATTACAAATAAGGTAGTGAAATGGCAACAAGAGTTCAATTCAGAAGAGGTACTACGGCAGAGCATAGCACTTTCACGGGTGCAGAAGGTGAAATAACCGTAAACACAACAAAAGATACTCTTGTTGTTCACGATGGCTCGACTGCTGGTGGTTTCGAAATAGTAAGTTTGGCCGCGTCCCAAACATTAACTAATAAAACATTAACTTCTCCAACATTCACTGCACCGGTTCTGGGAACACCTGCTAGTGGTACCTTAACTAACTGCACAGGATTACCTGTTGCATCTGGCGTTTCTGGTTTAGGAACTGGCGTTGCTACATTTCTGGCCACGCCATCTTCCGCAAACTTAATCTCTGCGATTACGGATGAGACTGGTTCTGGCGCACTGGTATTTGGAACAAGTCCTGCTATCACCACATCTATTACTACGCCAAGCACAACTTTTGCACTAGTAAATACTACGGCGACAACAGTAAACTTTGCTGGTGCGGCGACTGCGGTTACTATTGGTGCTTCAACCGGCACTACAACAGTAAATAATAGTTTGGTGGTCACTGGCGATCTTACGATCAATGGAACTACGAATACTATCAATTCAACAACAATTACTGTTGATGATAAGAACATCGAACTTGGTTCGGTAGCATCACCAACTAACGTCACAGCAGATGGTGGTGGTATTACTCTAAGGGGTACTACAGATAAAACGTTTAACTGGGTGAGTGCAACGGCCGCATGGACTTCATCGGAAGACTTAAATCTTCTTACGGGTAAAGTCTATGAAATCAACGGCACTACCGTTCTTTCTGCCACGGCATTGGGGTCGGGCGTTACTGGTTCTTCACTGACTTCTGTTGGCACGATTGGAACGGGTGTTTGGCAGGGAACTTTGGTAAGTTCTACCTATGGTGGAACAGGCGTAAATAATGGTGGTAGAACCATTACATTAAATACGGGCAACTTAACAATTGCTGCACAGGCAGGTGGCTCATCGCTTACTGCACCATCTACTGGTACAATTGCAACTCTTGCTGGCACAGAAACATTTACTAATAAAACTCTTACCCTTCCAATTATTGATAACATCAAATTAGGTTATACTGCAACTGCCACCGCAGCTGGTACAACTACATTAACTGCATCTAGCAATCGTCAGCAATTATTTACTGGTTCGACTACACAAACTGTTGTTCTTCCAGTAACCAGCACATTAGTCGCTGGTATGGGTTATGATATCGAAAATAACTCAACAGGTAACTTAACAGTGAATTCTTCTGGTGGTAATTTAGTAGCAACAGTTGTTCCAGGAACCAATCTTCACGTAGTTTGTATTGGTACTACTCTAACTACTGCGGCAGACTGGGACGCAGAATTTACAGGATTTGGTACGCTTACAGGTACGGGTTCAGTTGTTCTAGCAACATCACCTACACTAACGACACCAAATATTGGGGCTGCTACTGGTACATCTCTAAGTGTTTCTGGGTCCTTAACTTCCACTGTTGCAACTGGCACTGCTCCGTTGGTAGTCACTTCTACTACTAAAGTTACTAACCTAAACGCAGAACTAGTAGATGGTTACCATGCAACTGAAACCAACACGGCATCAAATATTGTTGTCAGAGACTCGACACGCAAAATCAATCACAGCGGTGCCGTTCTTTCAGGTTCTACGTCAGGAACAACTACGGTAGTTGCAACTGCAATTGCAGGAACTACTACTTTAACTTTACCTGCCGCCACAGATACGCTGGTTGGTAAAGCAACTACCGATACTCTTACAAATAAAACTCTCACTACACCGGCAATCAATGGTGCAACTGTGGGTGTTTCTGCGACTGTTACAGCTGGCACTAATGCTCAGGGTCAAGGCGCACTGACATCCGATTATAACGTAATAACCACCGCGGCATCTGCTCCATCTGGAGTAACTCTTCCGACTGCTACTACTGGACGTAGAATTGTTATCGTAAATAAGGGCGCAAATATCATCAATATCTATCCTGCAACTAGTGGATATATTGATGCGCTTGCAATCAACACCGCAACTTCGCTTGCACCAAACGGAACAATGGAATTGATGGCATCATCTACAACTCAATGGTATTCTATTGACCGACTTGCAATTTACAATGCAGCGGGAACATTGTTGAACTAATATGGCCACAACAATCCAAATAAAAAGCAGTGAGACCGTAAATTCCGTTCCAACTGCGGGTCAGTTGTCAACGGCTGAACTTGCGGTAAACTTGGCCGACGGGAAGCTATTCTCGAAAAAATCTGACGGAACAATCGTCACTCTAGCTGGCAATACAACCGCCACAACATATTATATTCCCACAATTCTAGGATTGATTACTGAGACTGCCGACTTTGGTACTGACTTTGGTTCTATTACTTCGGCTGTTAGCAGCGGTAATATGCAAGATACTAATACGAACAGTGATGTTACGTTCGATTCAGTTGAAACCTCCAGTATAACTATTGGCGGGAAACAAGCGGTCAACGGTCCAGCATTCAGTGCTTATGCAGCCGCTACTGTGCAAACAATTACCAGCGGTTCACAGCAAAAGGTGTTATTCCAAACCGAAGAATTTGATACTAACAACAACTTTGCCAGTTCACGTTTCACACCTACAGTAGCAGGTTACTATCAATTAAATGCTGAGGTTCGTTTTGATGGAACATCTGGCACAGGTGAAATGATGATTGTTCTTTATAAAAACGGTTCAGAATACAAGCGCGGCACAAACCAACAAGGCACACAAATAGCATCAAATTTCTGGGCGATGCAGGTTAGTTCGTTAGTATATGCTAATGGAACCACTGATTACTTTGAAATATATGTTCAACAAGGTTCTGGTGGAAATTTAAATGTTACTGCTGTTAACAATCCGGCTATTACTTGGTTTAACGGTTGTATGTTGCGCGGGGCGTAATATAAATAGTCCGAAAGAGGAATACAAATGGCAATTTCATCAAGACAAGGACTAATCGATTACTGTCTTCGCAGACTTGGATTTCCAGTAATCGAAATCAACGTTGATGACGATCAAATACAAGATCGTATCGATGATGCATTACAGTATTTCCAAGAGTTTCATTTTGATGGTGTAGAGAGAGTCTATCTCCAGCATCAAGTAACTGGCGCAACCCTAAGATTTTCTGGCCTTTCTACACCTTCTTTTGAAGACGGTGAAACGCTTATAGGCGCAACTTCTGGTGCATCTTGCAAAGTAGTATCAATCAGCGGTACAACTTTGAGTGTGTCTAAAGTTTCTGGTACATTCCAATCGGCAGAGACTGTCACTGGACAAAATTCTGGATTCAGTAGAGCATTGGCAACGACGAATTTTTACACCGCAGGTGATATTCAGAATGGATATGTATCCATCCCAGATGCCGTCATCGGTGTAATTAGAGTGCTTCCAGTCAATGGACCTAGCTCAGGTATGAATAACGCAAACAATATGTTTGATGTTATTTACCAATTCCGTATGAACGACATGTATAATCTCTTGTCGGCCGATATGATTTACTACACTCAGATGAAGCAATATTTGTCAATGCTCGACATGCTTCTTGTCGGTGATAGATCATTCGCATATAATCGTAAGACAGATAAGCTAGAAATTCATTGCAATTGGGAAGATGTATTCGACCCTGGCGATTTTATCATTGTTGAATGCTATCGTATTGTTGACCCAAATACATACACGCAAGTATATGATGACCGATTCCTCAAAGAATATGCAACCGCATTGATTAAAAAGCAATGGGGTGATAACATGAAGAAGTTCGGTGGAATGCAATTACCAGGCGGTATTGTCATGAACGGACAACAAGTCTATGATGAAGCGGTAGAAGAAATTAGAATGATCCGTGCAGACATGCAAATGAGTTCGGAGCTGCCCGTCGATTTTATGGTAGGATAAAAAATGGCAACAACTAGAAAAATTTTCACGGCAAACATGGGTGGTACTGTTGCCACCAATTATATTGGTCGCAGGGGAGAGATATTTTATGATGATACTACAGGGGAACTTCGCAGATCAGATGGTGTAACTCCAGGCGGCATTTCAATTTTAACTCCATCCAATACCGATCGCACTCAAGGATGTTTTCACAAGAAAGCAAACATAACAGCCGCTGCTTCTAATACTGTGTATGCATTTGACTGGTATACAGATACTACTGCACATTTAACTGATGATGTAACTGTCACATCTGCCCAACCATCTAGAGTGGTGCTTTCCAACGATGGTACTTATAAAGTATTTTTAGAAATGCAAGTAAAAAGCACTGGTAATGCCGAGCGTGATGTTTTTATTTGGTTAGCAAAGAATGGCGCTGACATTGCTGAAACTGCCGTTAAGATTCAAATCAGAGGTGGTGGGTTGGTAAACCCAGTATATCAACTACTTGCCAAACAATGGATTATTGACGATATTGAGGCCGACGATTATATTGAATTGCGCTTTGCTCTAAGCGATCATGACAGAATTAGTCTCGAATACACCGCCGCACAAACTACACCTTATGCAAGACCTGCAGTTGCAAGTGCAGTCTTTACGATAACATCGGTATAATTTATCGTGCCTACCAACTTCTACTTTCAATCAGGAAATACTTCAGGTACAACAGGCGAACAACGTCTGCTGGAGGATTTGATTATCGAAAGTATGAAAATTTATGGGCATGATGTTTATTATCTACCTAGAACCATAATGAACAAAGATAATATTCTACTTGAAGACCCATTATCATATTTTGCTCAGGCATATCCCCTAGAAATGTATCTTGAAAATACAGAAGGTTTCGAGGGTGAGGGTGAGTTATTGACAAAGTTTGGCTTTGAGTTTAGATCGAATGCTACTTTTGTTGTTGCTAGACGCCGCTGGGAAGAATCTGTGGGTCGTAATGCAGTCAATCTACAGCTACCAGAACGTCCAGCGGAAGGCGATTTGCTTTTCTTTCCTAAGACAAAGACTTTCTTCCAAATCAATTATGTGGATTTTCTAAATCCATTCTACCAACTCGGTAAGATTTACACATATAAAATGTCTTGTCAAGTATTTGAATTTAGCTCAGAGACTATTAATACTGGCATCGAAGAGATTGATAGTATCACAGATGGTAAAACACAGGATACTCTCGGATGGCAACTTATTATGCAAAGTGGAGATTATGTCCTCGATAGTAAGGCAGCCACGATTATTCTACAACAGAGCGGTACAGCCAATGTTGACCCTCTAGACCAGACTAACGATATTGAAACAGAGGCAGGTGAATTCTTAGACTTTACCGCATTTAATCCATTCGGTGAAGTTCAAATAAGGACAGCGGCATAATGTTTTTGAAACAACAATTCTATCACCAGCACATTCGTAAAGCAATCATTGCTTTCGGAACTATATTCAATCAACTTACGGTTCAGCGCAAAAATGCAGCGGGTGAAATTGCACAGTCAATTAGAGTTCCGTTGGCATACGGACCTAAAGATAAGTTTCTAGCAAGAGTTGCCGCGGTATCTGGAAATGACCCTGCTTCTGTGGCGATTACATTACCGAGAATTGGTTTTGAGATTACGGGTCTTCAATATAATCCACAACAGAAATTAAATATTCTTACTAAGAATATAGCAGTGGGTGTTGGAGATGATGCTGATAAAGTGAGAGTTCAATATACTAGCACACCGTATAATCTGTCAATCTCTTTATTCATTATGACTAAAAATCAGGACGACGGCCTTCAAATCATCGAACAAATTTTACCGTTCTTCAATCCAGATTTTTGTGTGTCTATCACAGATATACCAGAGATGGGAATCAAAAGAGATTTACAAATTATACTAGAGAATATTTCGTATGAGGATAATTACGAGGGTGAGTTTACTCAGAGACAATCAATCATATGGAATTTAAACTTTACACTTGGTGTAAACTTCTATGGTCCAGTTGATATGCAGGGTTACATTAAAACTGCTATTGCAAATACATATGCAAATATCAATCCTGATCCCGACACCTCTGAAAAAATTAAATATCAAGTAACCTATACGCCTAATGATGCATCCTATCTAGACGATTGGAGTTATGTGGAGCAATTTGATGAAGCCTACGAATAATCAATACGATAAACTAGATGCCATTTTTGGCACTCACATGGACGAAGTTCTAAGTTCGAAAGAAGAAAAACTACCAGCAGTGGTCGAAGAACCACCGGTACCAGTAATTGTGTCCACCGGTGATGATATCGAGGATGATTATCTAGCGGCCCGAAAGAAACTAAACGATTTGATTGGTACCAGTCAACAGGCACTCGATGGTATGTTGAATGTCGCTCTCGCAAGCGATAGTCCTCGTGCGTATGAAGTTGTAGGTCAGTTGATAAAAACCACTGGCGATGCTGCAAAAGACCTTCTTGATTTGCAAGCCAAGAAAAAGAGATTACGAGAAGAAGAACCCAAGAAACAGAATATTGATACACAAAACAATATAATCTTTTCAGGTTCCACTTCCGATTTACTCAAAGCATTGAAAGCAGAGAAAGCAAAAGTCATAGATCATGAGTGAGGAATCCTCGTACCACGGTAATATTAACTTAAAGCCGATTGGTCATAAACACAACTTCACACTAGAACAACTGGCAGAAATTGAAAAGTGCCAGGAAGATCCAATTTATTTTATTGAAAACTATTGTCAGATTGTTACACTGGACTATGGTCTCCAGCTGTTCAAGTTGTATGATTGTCAGAAAGAAAAAGTTCTTCACATTCTTGGAAATCGTAAAGCAATTCTGATGGAAGGACGCCAGCAGGGTAAGACTATTACCTCTGCAGCCTGTATTCTTTGGTATACTCTCTTTCAAGACAGCAAGACGGTCGCTATCATGGCCAACAAGACGGCTGCGGCCCGTGAAGTTATGGCTCGTTATCAGGGTATGTATGAAAACTTACCGCTATGGATGCAGCAAGGTGTCAAGACATGGAACAAAGGTGACGTAGAGCTGGAGAACGGCTCTAAGATTTTTACCGCTGCTACAACCGCATCTGGTATTCGTGGTAAGTCAGTTAACTGGCTATACATTGACGAAGCGGCAATTATTCCAAATACCGTCGCAGAACAATTCTTTGCTTCTGTTTATCCTACCATTTCTGCTGGTCAGACAACAAAGATTCTTCTGACTTCTACTCCTCTCGGCTACAATCACTTCTGGAAGTTCTGGAATGAAGCGGAGAAGGGTAACAATGGCTTTGTGCCAATGTTCATTCCTTACCACAGAATTCCGGGTAGAGATGAAGCATGGGCAGAAGAACAGCTCCGCTTACTTGGAGAACTAAAGTTCAACCAAGAAGTTCTCTGTGAGTTTCTTGGCTCAAGCAACACACTGATTAGTGCTAAGACTTTGGGCGCTATGAGTTCTATCGATCCTATTCACACGAAAGATGGACTGGATATTTTCGAAGAACCAATCGAAGGCCATATCTATGCAATGGGTGTAGATACGGCTCGCGGTGTAGGTGGAGACTATTCTGCTTTCACACTTTTGGATGTTACCGAAGCGCCATACAGACTGGTGGCTAAGTATCGTGATAATAAAATTGCTCCGATGCTGTTTCCTAACATCGTAGCTAAGGTAGGTACCGAATACAACAAGGCATATATTCTTGTTGAAATTAATGATATCGGTCAACAAGTGGCAGATATTTTACACATGGAGTTAGAGTATGATAATATTCTTACTACCGTTAAGACTGCACTAAAGCAATATCTATCACCTGGCTTTGGTACAAAGACCCAGCGCGGTGTTAGAATGACGAAGCAAGTAAAGAGACAGGGATGTTTTGCCCTTAAATCTCTACTCGAAGAACAAAAATTATTAGTATTTGATGCGGAAACTATTTCCGAGTTCTCTACTTTCATTGAAAAGCAGGGGTCTTGGCAGGCAGACGAAGGTTACTTTGATGACCTTGTAATGAGTCTTGTTCTATTAGCATGGATGACAAGTAATCCATACTTTAAA